AGATACATGGTCTTTAAAAAGATTCTGTCAATTACAAGGAATTGGACCATCGGACATATCGGAAGCATTATCAGGTAATGAATCATTAGATGCTATTACCAATTTGCTAAAAGCTGCGGCAGAATATCCATTGTATAGTCAAGGAATTACTCCAAGCTTTACAGATATTGAAGTATGTGATTGGATTGATGATTTGGGTGGATTAGGTAGTAAGAAGTTCCAAGATGTTATGGCTTCTTTAGCAGAAAGTATGAATAGTGGTGTTGAACAACCTACTAATAAGAAAGCTAATAAAGACGCTGTAAAAAAAAATTAGAGTGGATTGATATTGAAAGATATACAATGGGGGAGTGCCAAGTGCTTCCCCATTTGTTTTGGGATATGACGATGGCTGAGTTAGATTTTGTTTGGTATGGTTACCGTCATAAGGAAGAACAAGAGTGGGTAAGAGCAAGATGGCAGACGACTCTTTTAATTAATATGCAATTACCAAAAGGCAAAAAGATTAAACCACATGAGCTTTTACCACTTGACTGCGATAATCGTAACTTTGTGAAGCAAAGGGTGATGACACCTGAAGAGCTTAAAGAGGTCTTAAAAAAATACGATAATATAAAGAAATAGGATAATGGCAGATAATCAAGTAGACTTAAAATTAAACCTCGATTTTCAAGGGGTTAATGATGCTTTATACCAGATGATTGGTCAATTTAAAGGAACTGATAAAGAGTTTCTAAAGATTACCAATAACATGCAAAAAAATGCCAAAAATTTTGAAGCGGCTGTAAAACTATTTGGACCTGCATCAGCAGAAGCTGGACGTTATTTAAAAGCATTACAAAATGATTTTATTAGTCTTGCTGCTAATGGTGTAGACCCAGCAAGCGATGCTTTCAAAAAAATGATGTCATCAATGCCATCGGCATCTAGTTTAGATGCAACTACTGGCTCTTTAAAGAAGAATAACATGCAATGGACTAATCTTGCATTAGTTATTCAGGATTTGCCATTTGGATTTAGAGGTATTCAAAATAACCTACCTGCTTTAATGGGTTCTGTTGCTGGTGCGACTGGACCTATGTATCTTGCTTTTTCAGCTTTAATTGCAGCAGTAACGGCTTATGATTTAGGCATTTTTGGTGCAACTAAAAAAACTGTTGATTTTAGAAAAGCTTTAAAAGAAACAAATGACGAAATAAGAACTACTTTAAATTATACAAATAGTGAAATATCTAATTTAGAAGGTTTAATAGATGTCTTATCTGATGTTAATACTAGCGAATCTATTAGAAAAAAGGCTTTAAGTGAATTAAAAGAAGCCATTACTCAAGTTGATGAATCTGAAGGAAAAAAGATAAAAACCGATGGAGATGCTATTGGTATTACATATAAATATATAGAAGCTCTTAGGCAAAGACAAATGCAAGAGGTTCTAGGAAAAAGAATTGCTGAAATTGAGCTAGCGCAAATAGAAAAAAGAAATACCCTTACAATTGAAACAAATAAAGCCAATAGAGGTTTTCATCCTATTGATATGTTTATGGGTAATTCTGAATTGCAGAATTTACAAACTGAAATAATTGCCAATGAAACATTATTAAGGCAATTAGAGGAATTAAGAAAAGGTAATACAAAAGCATTATTGTTAAATCCATTTTCTAAATACAATGCTAAGGGACAGACAACTAAAGAAGGTGATGCACAAGCAAAAAAAGATTTAGAAAGAAATCAAAAATATAATGAACAAGTAATACAAGGTCTTATTGATTCCAAAAAACTTGAACTTAAGTTGTATGAGGATGATGCTTATAAAAAATATGAAGTTTCTGTTGAACTTGCAGACTTAGAAAAACAACTTGCATTAGAAAGGATTAAAAATAGCGAATATAGTGATAAGCAAAAAGCTAAATTAAGTGAAGAGGTTTATAAAGAATATGCAAATCAAATTTTGCTTATAGATCAGTTCATGCAAGAACAGTTGCTTATTCAAAAAGATAAAGCAAGAAAAGAAAATAAAAAAAGAGATGAACAAGATTTAAAGGAATTTACTGATGCTTATAAAAATCAACTTAAAGATTTTGACGAATTTTATAAAAATAAGCAAAACTTAAGCACAGGAGATAGGTTAACACAAAAATCAATATATGAGCAAGAATCATCAGACTTGCAATACATGCTTGAAAATAACCTTATAACTTATGATGATTATATTAAAAGATTAGGAGAAACTTTTAAAGGATGGACAAACAATAATAAAGCAATGGCTACCGAAGCTGCTGCTTCTATTAGACAAATAGGTAATGGTTTAATGTCTGCATTAGGTCCAGCTATGGATATGTTAATAGATAAAGGTGCTAGTATAGGTGAGGTTATTCAAAAAATGGCTCAAGATCTTATTAAGCAATTAATAAAGGTTATAGCTACTGCTGCAATAGCTGCTTTACTAATGACTATAATATTTCCAGAAAAACTAGCTACTGCTGGGATGAGTGGTTTTGATGTTTTTAGTGGTTTATTTACACAAGGAATGGGATTAGGAACTATGGCTTTTCCTCCTAAAAAAATGGCTAATGGTGGTATTGTATCAGGTCCTACGATGGGTCTTATGGGTGAATATCCTGGTGCCGCTAATAACCCTGAAGTTGTAGCTCCATTAGACAAATTAAAGTCAATGATTGGTGGAGGTGGAGGTGGTACATTTGTACTTAGAGGACAAGATTTATTATTGTCTGTAAACAGAGCACAAAAGGCATCAAATCTTAAAGGACAAAATATTAGTTTAGCATAATGGCGTACGTTTTAAAATATACTATAACACAAAGATTACGAGATAACTTACTTCAAGTTGTAAAGATTTATGAAGAAAATCCATTAAATAGCAATGTATATACATACGAAGCTACATCTGTACAGATTCAACCTAATTCAAATGAAGAAGATCCTATTGGTGGTGTAATATCTTCTCAGCTTAATGTGTCATTTTTAATATCAACAGAAGAAGATTATGAGAACTTTCCTGATTTATTAAATTATAACGATGTAAAATATTATGTAGAATTAACTATAGGAGCTCAAACAAAATGGAAAGGTTGGTTATTTAACGATTATATTAATGTTCAATTTACTACAGGTAATCAAGAGGTAAACATAATTTGTATTGATGGTTTATCATTTTTAAAGTATAAGTTTTATGAGTCAGAAATAAGTATTAATAATAATGTAAGCTTATTAAATATTATAGGTACTTCTTTAAATCTTATACCATATCCTAATATGACATTTATATATGCTTGTTGCTCTTATTACTCATCAACAATGTTTGATAGAGCAGATGCTCCAGGTGATGAACCATTTAAACAGGCTTATCAATATAGAAGGGATTTTTTAAATTTAGATTACTTTACTATTTTAGATAATATAGTTAAAGGATTTGGTTGTAGATTATTTCAAGCAAATGGTGATTGGTATATCTTACCAATGAACCAAATGGCTACAACAATATATTATACAAGGTATGTTGTTGAAAATGCTCCATCAAACTCAGGTAATGGCATATTAGATAATATGATTGATATATTGCCTTATGATGATGATAATGTACATTTTGTAAATAATAGCCAAACCAAAATAGTTAAAAAGGGTTATCCTAATATTGTTTCAGAAATACCTTATGAATATGCTGAAAACTATATACATAATGGAAATTTAAAACAAATAGATACACTTGGTTTTCCTGTTGGATGGGATAAGAATACAACTGGAACTGGATTAGTTCAATTTTTTATTTTTCCAGATAGTCAATCTAATAGATTTAGTATATCTTCTGGAAGCAATGGTACTGCCTCTGTAAATATGGGAGAATTTCCATCTGATTTTGCTTATAAACCACAAATGTATGGTTCAGAAGCAACTTTATCATTTGATTTTCAAGGTAGCATGAGAGTTTATATTGAAATATTAGTATTAATTGGTGCAGGTTATACAGCTTTTTATTTAAAAAGTGATGGAACATGGACTACAGTTAATTCTTATATAGACGTAGTATCTACTACTGGAACATCTTTTGAAAGCAAAAGTATTACATTGCCTTTAGGAGAACAAATAACATCTTCTGGAACTAGAGTAATGCAAGGATATGTAAGCTGTTCTTTTTTAGTTATAAATCAAGGTAGCACAAGTAAAGCTGCTGGTATTATGAATTTTCAATTAAAACAATCTTCTGGAAATTTAAGTCAAGTTGTTGTTACTCGTTCAATTAATGATAATCAAACATCAAAGAATATTGAATTAAAATATGGATTAATTTATCCTAATTTATTTGCTTATAAAAGTGAGAATTATATAAATAGACTAACAGATGCTTCAGGTGTTACTTTGACTGGTTGGTATAGATATGGTAAGCCTACTGAATCATTTGCTAATTTACCACAATTAATTATGAGACAATATTCAAACTTATTAAACACGAACATAGCAACTTTAGAGGGTGATTTAGGTGCATATACATCTGATAATGGCATGATATATTTAGATAAAGTTTATCAGATGCAAGATTCATCAACTAATGCTTTATCTTATAATGGTAAAAAGTTTCTAGCAAATAGATTAACTACAAATCCTTATAATAATCAAGTAAATAGCGTACAGCTAATAGAAGTTACAAATGCAGATAACACATCTACTGAAACTTTGGTTTATGATGGATTTGTTCCAGGAAGAGCACCTAGAGCAGTTTAAAAATATAATATTAAAAATGTTTAAATATAAATAATGGCATCAGTAATAAACGGAACGAACATAGTACTTTATCAATTCAATCCTACAACTAACGTAGGAATACCATTTGGAGCAGCCACAAACTGCTCTTTTGAGGTTTCAGTAGATCAAGTAGAGGTTACTTCAGCATCTTCTGCATGGTTTAAGCAATACAAGAACGATGTTGCTTCATGGACTATCAATGCTGATGGTTTTGTTGCTTTAGAAGATTATTCTTACTTATTCTTAGCAAATCTTCAGTTAACTAGAACACCAATATTGGTTAAGTTTGAAATAAATAATGATAATGGTGGTCCTTCGGTTTTAGGATATACCGTATTCACAGGTACAGTCAATTTAAGCTCACTTAGTTTAAGTGCAGGGGTAGAAGCTGCCTCAACCTATAGCGTAACTTTACATGGTACAGGTCCTTATACAATAACAGGTACTCAAGTTACTCCAGGTGGAATTGTAATAGAAACATCAAATGTGATTATGTATCAATATACTGCTACTGGTGGTGAAACTACCGTAACGTTTGCAGCAGCTATTGGTGG